CCTGCACGAGGCGGCCTGCGCCGAGAGCGCCGGACTTCGTGGCATCGAGGAAGTCAGCCTCCAGCACCTGCAACTGCAGCGGCACGACCAGACCGTCGCTCGCTCGCCGCAGACGGCGTCGCACCAGCACCTCGCCCGCCTCCACCATCTCGCGGCAGATCAGCGTCTGCAGCCCGTAGAAGTCGAGCTGGCCGTCGGCATCGCACTCCGCCGTCCAGCGTTCGAACAGCGCATCGACCTTCCGGTCCAGCGTATCGTCGCCGCTGGCGGCGCGGGGCATGATGCCCGCGCCGATGATGTTGTTGACCAGCACCGCCACGGCCTTGGCCGCATGCGGGTTGTTGCGCACCAGATCGCGCATCCGGTCGCGCAGCAGCGCCCCTGCGACGCCGATCTCGGTGTCGGCCGAGGATCCCGGCGCGCGCCAGCCCTCCGTCCGCCGCCCGCGCGCGGCCCCGTCATAACCCCGTGTCAGGGTCTCGAAGGCCTGCCGCGCCATCACGCGGCGCGCGGCCATGCGCGGCGCCACCGTGGCGATGGCGTGGTCGAACCAGTTCGCCGACATCAGCGATCCCCGCGCGAGAAGCCCGCCAGCCCGGCCACCGGCAGCGGTCGGCTGACGCCCGCGATGGCACGCTCGATGGTCCGGATGCGGGCGAGCAGGTCCTCTGCCGAGCCATAGTCCACCGACTTGCCGTCATAGCTGACCCGCGTCGTGCCGCTGGCATAGGCCCGGCGCAGCGCCGAGAGCTCGGTTTCGGTCCAGTCCGTCATCAAAACCATCCTCCGCGCCGCCCGAGCCAGTCGGAGCGGCGCTTGCCCTGCGGGGCCTGTCCCGGCCGGTTGATCTGCCCGGCGGGATCGGTGTCGGTGGGGGCCGCCCCGAGCTGATCCTCGAGGTCGCGCCATTTCTCGTCGGGCCAGCGGTCCGCGCCCGCGATCCAGGCGGCGGCGCGGGCGTAGACCCGGCAGTCCAGCGCCTCGTTGCGCTCGCGCAGCTTCTGCCATTCCAGCCGGGCGAAGCCTCGTTTCGTGCGCACCGTCACCAGCTGTTCGGCCACGAACTGCTTCAGCCATTCGTTCTCGACCCAGTGCGGCAGATGCACCGAGCCGGGCGGAAACGCCGCCCCGTCGGCCATCTCCTCATCGGTTGGCCGCGCCAGCCGCAGGAAGCGGTAGGTCTCGGCCTTGAAGGTCGACACCGCCACGGTCCAGAGCCGCGCCCCGCGCCGCAGGCGTTTCCCGCCCTCGGTCGCGTCGACGAAGGTCGGGCCCGACACGGGGCTCGAGCGATTGAACCCCTCGACGCCCTTGACCGGCGAGACCTGTGCGAAGCCCTGCGCCCGCGACCAGGAATAGACGGCCGGAGCCTCGTAGCCGGTGTCGATGGCGAGCCGCGCGATCCTGAGATGCGCGCCGCGTTCATGCGCCCATGACCGATCCAGCAGCGCGGTCAGTTCCGACCACGCGTCGTGCCGGTCCGGCCCGCCCTCGATCACGACGTGATCGACAAGCCAGCTTTCCAGACCGCGCCCCCAGGCCCAGACATCGAGCTCGATCCGGTCCTTCTGCACATCGGCCCCTGCGGTCAGGAACAGCCCGCCCGCGGGCACCGTGCCGGATGTCCAGCGCTCGCGCCGGTCGTAGAGCCGCTGCCAGTCGGGGGCTTCCCCGGTCTCCACCCAGGTCTCGCCGAGGATCGTGTTGCGAAAGGCCTTGATCGCCTCGTCCGACCCCTGCGCCGCGTCCCATGCCCGCACGATCCGCTCCCAGCTCAGCCAGCCGATCGGCGAATAGAGCGCCGAGAGGTGATACCCGACCGTGGTCGGATCGGTGGCCGTGGCTGTCGCCCGCCATTCGCCGCCCTCCAGCATGGCCGTCTTGTGGTGCTCCGCGATGGGCGTCTCGCAGCCCTCGCAGTGATATTCCGCCGTCTCCGGGCGCCCCTTCTGCCAGCGCAGCCGGTCGAACTTCAGCCACTGCATCGCCCCGCAATGCGGGCACGGCACGAAGTACCGCCGCTGGTCGGACGCCTCGAACTCCCGCTCGATCCGGCTCAGCCCCCGGATCGTCGGGGTCGAGACCAGGAACACCTTGCGCCGGTGGGCGAAGGTCAGCGACCGCGCCTCGGCCAGCGTGACGGGATCGCCTTCCTCGTCGGCGGAGGCCGGATAGGCATCGACCTCGTCGAGGAAGATGTACCGCGCCGGGGTGGACCGAAGCCCGACCGCCGAGTTCGCGCCGGTCATGATCAGGATGCCGCCCGCGAATTCCTTGGAAAGCATGGTGTTGCCCGCGTCGCGGGATCGCGCGGGCTTCACCCGCTCCCGCAGCTCGGGGCTTTCGTCGATCAGCGGGTCGATCCGCTGCCGAGAGTTGCGTTTCGCCAGTTCCACGGTCGGCTGGACCGCCAGCATCGGGCCCGGCGCCTGGTGGATGGCAAAGCCGATCCAGTTGTTGCCCGCCTCGGTCGCGCCGACTTGCGCTGCCTTCATGAACACGACGCGCTGCGTGGGATCGCCGGGCGACAGCCGATCCATGATCTCGCGCATGTAGGGCGTGCGCAGAGTGCGATACCGCCCGGGCTCGGCCGAGGCGCGGCCCGAGAGCATCCGGTGCCGGTCCGCCCATTCCGAAACGGTCAGGTCGGGGTCTGGCCGCAGCCCGTTGCCCCAGGCGCGCAGGATCTCGCCCGCGCCGTCGAAGTCCGTCAGGCCATCGCCACTCTCATCGGAAGTCGGGCCGGACCTCGGCGAGTTCGTCGAGGTGGGCGCGTACATGTTTCTCCAGGACCTTCTGCATCGCGGCTGGCTCCACGGTGATCTGCTGGCCTGTCGCGTCGCGGCACGAGGCAGAGAGCTCCGCCGCCATCAGGGCCGCCGCGCGTGCAGGCCAGTTCACCCACGTGTCCCGTTCCTCCCGCGCCAGCCGGAACACCAGCGCCAGCGCGCGGGCCCGCTCGATCAACTCCCCCTTCAGCTTCTGGAGCCGGATGCGCCGTTCCTGCGCCTTCAGCACTTCGTTCGCGGTCTTGGCTTGCAGGAAGGTCGTGCCGCCCCCCACCACCGGGACCGCCAGCCCCTGTTCGCGGAGCGTGTCGCCGACAGCAGCCACCGCCGCCTCGGGGACAGGCTTCAGCTTCGGCGCGGGCGGCTTGCGGGTCTTGGACGGGTCCGTCGTCTCGGCACGCCGGGCGTCGCTGGCGGCCGCGTTGATGCTGCCGTCGGGATAGAGGACCAGCCGCTCGGCGGCCTTCGCCTTCTGGATCGCGCCGCGCGACAGCCCGACATGCGCGGCGTACTGGCGCTCGCTCATGCCCTGCATCGACGGCTCCGATTATCATTCAAGATCATGTGCTTATCGAGTTGATAAGCACGCAGGAGAGAGCGAACGTCACTCCAGCGAAGCGATGCAACTCGACCCAAGGAGCCACCCCGATGACCCGCCGCGCGACCGAGAACACGAACGCCCTCGACGCCTTCATCGCCGCCAAGTCCGAGATCGATGCGATGCTGGAGCGGCTCGCCGCCCTGAGCGCGGACCATTTCGAGACCAGCCCCCACGAGATCAACTGGGGCCATGTCGGCACCCTGAACCACTACCGCGCCAAGCTGCGCGAGATCACCGACAGCGCCTTCAAGGAAGGCGAATACGCCGAGTGAGACGACCCGCTCCCGGTCCCGCCCGCCGACTGGCGGGCTCGACCTCGTAGAAGGGCCTGCATTCCGCGCGCCCCGATACGGGAGACGACGATGACCAAGCTTTCCGACACCCAAGCCCTGATCCTGAGCGCCGCCGCCCAGCGGCCCGAGCACATCGCCCTGCCGCTGCCCGAGAGCCTGCGCGGCGGGGCCGCCGCCAAGGTGGTCGGTGCGATGCTCGCCAAGGGCTTCCTCGAGGAGGTCGACGCCGACCTGCGCAAGGGCGAGCCCGTCTGGCGCGAGACCGGCGACGGACACGGCGTCACGCTGGTCGCCACCGACGCGGGTCTCGCCGCCATCGGGATCGAGACCGAGGGCGCGGACGCGCCTGCGGGCGCGACGGACGCGCCGACTGAGGAGCCTGCGCCGGAAACCCCCACCGAACCGAAGGCTGCGCCCAAGACGCGCACGCCGCGCGAGGGCACCAAGCAGGCCACCCTGATCGCCATGCTGCGCGCGCCGGACGGCGCGACCATCGAGGAGATCATGGCCGCGACTTGCTGGCAGTCGCACACGGTGCGCGGCGCGATGGCCGGAGCGCTGAAGAAGAAGCTCGGGCTCGAGGTAACCTCGGAGAAGGTCGAGGGGCGCGGAAGGGTTTATAAGCTGCCCGCCGCCTGAAGCCCGTAATTCGACAAAGATGAAGGCCGTCGTCCCACCGGGGCGGCGGCTTGTTTCTGTGGCCGGGCTTCTCAGATAGCGATCTTCCAGTAGCCGAGCACTTCCCGAACCTCGTCTCGAGGATAGTGGGGACCGGCGTTCGCTAGATCAAAGCGAATTCGCGCCAGTCGGTTGTCCGCAGCAACTTTGATCCGCGGCGAAAAGGATGCGGTTCCAAGCGGGATGGAAGGCCTGTCCGGCCTCGGCCAGCTTTCGGGATAGCCATCCCACTCCGACCAGTTTTCGACCTCGGCAGCGAGCCCCGCCACCTCTGCGTGGTCGCACGACCAACCGTAGAGGTGTCGGGCGCAGACCCGCAGCAACATCTTCACTTCGGTCATCACGTCGGTGAATGCTTTCAGCGGCGTCGGAAGCAACACCATGTTCGCCACGCACGAGAAGAAGCGCCTGTCCTGAACAACAGCGTTGCTCACCTGAAAGAACGCGTCATCCACCCCCCAGATGTGGCAGCACGACCAGTTCGGCCGCTCATCAGAACGGAGACCTAGCGCGAGCGTTAGAGCCTTGTTTGCATGCACATTCCCCTCGGACTTATGTACGCTCACGCGCGTTTGCCGATTAGTGTTCATCTGTGGCTCTGACCAGTTCGCCTTGTAGAAAAGACCGCGCCGAGCATGTTCCGGGTACCACACCGGCAGATACTGGAACGTCTTCGGATCGACCCATCGGGCGGTCCGCTCGATCAGTTGCATCACATCCGCAAGACTAAGCTCACGACGAAGGGCCTCGAGCCCATCCGGAAGCGTTGCGTCGCTGGTGCCACCGTTCTCTATTGTCAGAAGTATCCCTCCATCACACTCGACGAACTCGAATCGCCTCAAACAGCCGCCGCAATCCGAAGCTTCTCACTATACTCACGAGAGTAAAGATCGCGCCCATCTGCAGGTTCTGCGCGAGCGTGGTGTGCAAACCGAAGATCGGAAAGATCAGGATCTGCGTGACGACGGCGACGCCGTAGCCGACGGTCACGTTGGCGACGGACTCCACTAGTGACATGAGGCGCGATTGCTTCATGCTGCAGTTTTGCGCTTTCGCGCGGGTTCGGGGGCAGCGTCCGTGTCCGGCGCGTCGGCCGGGGGTTCGGCGTCGTTGCCCAGTCGCTCGGTTCTCACCTGCGCAAAGGTCCGAGCGTCGCCGTCGAGGATTGCGTCGCGGCCCGACTCGGCCTGCCAGCGCTCCACGGCGACATCGACATAGGCCGGGCTGATCTCCATCGCGAAGACGCGCCGGCCATTGGCTTCGCCCGCCATGATCTGCGACCCGGATCCCGAGAACGGCTCGTAGCAAAGGCCGCCGCGGGCGACGTGCTGGCGCATCGGGATCCCGAAGGCGTCGAGCGGCTTCGGCGTCGGGTGGTCCGGGCGCTCGTCCTTGGCGAAGGATGGCATCGCCCACGTCGAGGGGAGCGTCTGCTCGGCGACCTTCGGCGGGCGGTTCGGACGGCGCCAGCCCATGAAGCAGGGCTCGTGTTTCCAGAGGTAGTGCGACCGGGTCAAGACGCCCCGGTCCTTCACCCAGATGATCTGTTGGTGGACGAAGGCGCCTGCCTTCTCCCAGCAGGCTTCCAGCATCGCCTGGCGGCGGGACGCGTGCCAACAGTACCAGGCCGCGTTTTCGGTGATCGCCTCGGCCACGGCCGCAGCGATGAAACCGTCGTAAAGCTCGGCCCCCTGCGAACTGTCGTCCCAGGTCGTGCCGTAGGACGCAGACCAGTCCTTGTTGCGCGTCGGATGGTTCGAGCCGTCGTAGTCGACGAGATACGGCGGGTCAGTCGCGAACAGGATCGCCCGCTCGCCGTTCATCAGGCGGCGCACGTCGGCCGCGCTGGTGCTGTCACCGCAGAGCAGCCGGTGGTCGCCGAAGATCCACAGATCGCCGGTGCGCGAGGCCGGGTTGCGCGGCGGCTCGGGGATGGTCACCGGCGGCACGGAGCCCCCGGCGCCACCTTCTTCACCGTCCCCCTCCGGCACGAAGGCCAGCAGCTTGTCCAACTCGCCGTCCGAAAAGCCGACCAATGACAGATCGAAATCCTCGGCCAGCAGCTCGTTCAGTTCCGCCGACAGAAGCGCCTCGTCCCAGCTGCCAAGTTCGGTCAGCTTGTTGTCCGCGATGCGGTAAGCGCGCCGCTGCGCCTCCGTCAGATGCCCGAGCACGATCACCGGCGCCTCGGTCAGCCCGAGCTGCGTCGCGGCCAGCACGCGGCCATGGCCCGCGATCAGTTCCCCGTCTTCTGCCACGAGGCACGGCACGGTCCAGCCGAACTCGGCCATGCTGGCGGCGATCTTCGCGACCTGGTCCGGCCCGTGCGCCTTCGCGTTCTTCGCGTAGGGCTGGAGGCGCGACAGCGGCCACGTCTCGATCGCGTCCGGGGCGAAGCTCAGCGTCATGGTGGGCAAGGTTCCTCGGTCGGGTGGATGCCGGTGGCTTCCGGACTCCGGTTGCCGGGCCGGACTCCACACGGGGGTCCAGCGGCCACCAGCGGTGTCCGGTCGGAAGGCCAGCGTTCATTGGTGTTTGCGCGGGCCGCGCGTGGCTCCGGCTTCCGGGTGGCTTC